AGCACCGTTAGCTATTGTCACTGCACCGTTTGATGCTATAGTTACGTCACCTGATACAGCCACAGGGTTGAAATTAGTTCCGTCAGCAACCATGATGTGACCACTGGTGTTTGTACCCATAGTGAGGTCATCACCACTAATTGTTAAGTCACCTGCTATTGTTACAACACCGTCTGCTAACGTAATTAGGTCTGTATCATCTGTATGACCTATAGTTGTTCCATTTATTACAACGTCATCAATGTCTAGTGAACCACCTGTAATAAGTCCTGTGGTTGTTATTGTAGAAGAGCCTGTGTCTATATTACCAAAGCCACTTGTTATAGAACCACTATCTAATGCACCTGTAGACACAAGGTTAGGCATTGCTGTTATTTCATCGTCAAGGTAGGCAGCTAAAGTTTGCACAGTGGTTTGACCCATAGTGCCACCATGATTCATCAGGATACCATGTCCATCTGAAACTGCTGTTGTTCCTATGGTTGAGCCACCGTCTAGTAAATTAAACTCTGTTGCAGTTGCTGTTAAATCTGTTCCTGCAATCTGTAAACTTGTAGCATTAACTTGACCACCTGAACCATATATAACTGCTTTGCTGTTTACTATAGTTCCTGCACTTGAGCCATCTACTAAATTTAATTCTGTAGAAGTTGAATCTACTGCAGCTAATTTTGTAAAGTCAGCCTGTACTAAACCAGACACACCATCTAATAAGTTTAGCTCAGTAGCTGTTGAAGTTAAAGTAACACCACCTAATGTTAGTGAACCTGATACATCTAAATTACCATTTAAATCTACAGTGGTGGCAGCAAGCTGTATCTCTGTATCAGCTACAATGTCAAGCTGTCCATCTGTACTAGAGTTAATATATAAGGCTGTATCACGGAACTGTAGCTTTTCTGTGGACGCTACTAATATATCATCAGAGAACTCAAAGTAGTCTTCATCTTCCATCCACTTGAGTACACCGTCATTTGATTCGCCATCAAAGGTTACTGTAATATCTGTGCTTGCAGTGCCATCTCCAAGAGTAAGAGATGTGCCAAGCATCTTAGTAATAGCACCACCTTCATTAGCAGTGCCATCATGTGTATGTCCAGTGCTTGCGTGAAAGGCTGCTAATAACTGATGAAACTCGTCATTAGTATGGGCAGCCGTAATAACATCACCGTCACTATACGTAGACTGTCTTGTGTATGTTGCTCCCATTTATCTTCTAGCTCCTAATTGATATTCCATTTGAAATCCCCTAAGTGCGTAAGGGGCTGTTGTTCCGTTATCATCAACTCTAACTGCGACTGTAAACCCTGAACCCTCTACTGATTGTCTTAATAAAGGTTCTGACTGTCCTCCATAAGTAGATGTTCCGTATGTACCTGAACCATATACAGCCACAATGTCACTAGCTGTTAAAGAATAAGCTGCAGGTCTTGGGCTACTTGGGTCTTCGTAGTCATATCTAAGAAACATATCGGCACTAATAGAAGCTTCAGGTTTGTAACTTACTAGTACACGATGCATATGCTTTCGTATTCCTGCATCACCAAAACTTAAATCAGGACTTCTATACTTACCTGCTACTGCCGTACCATCAAAATCATTACCAGATTCTTGTCTATATACATATCCACCATCACCGCCATGTATAACTATTGTCTCTGTTGCTGTAGTTACAGTGTCTGTAGATGTAGGTCGTATTCCTTTTAATTGAGCAAACTCAAATGTTTGTCCTCTTAGAGATGTTGCAACTCCCTCTGTCGCAGACTGCACTGTACCTGATTTTGTAAAGAACACTCTATACTGAGTTTTGTTTGGTATAACAAGTGACCTAAATCCACTAGCATTTGCAATGTTGTCATTAAATACAGATTGTACAGGAGTGCTTATCGTACCTAGTTCAACGTCACCAATTCTTGCTGTACCTGCAACAGTTCTCAATCCGTCTGGTGCTAGAAATATTAAGTCTCCTGCAAATTCTTGTATCGTCTGTCCGTTTACACATCCTATGTTTCTGGTAACAGGTACGACTGCAAAATTACTTGATGATGTTCCTGATAGTTTAAATATTCTATTTTCACAAAAAATAAATAAATCTTCACGGAAAACTTTAAGACCTGTTATTGTATCGTCTACCTTAAAGCTACCTGCACCACTGGCTGTTGCAAAGTTGTCCTCATCAAATGGTACACTAAATACAACCTCTTGTTTGTTACTAGCCATACCTGCGTAGAACATATGGTCTTTAAATACTGACACAAACTTTGCACCTGTAACTGCAGTGCTAACTTCTCCACCACCTGCTGATGTAACATCTGTGGCTGCAAACGAGGTGTTAAATACTGTTGGTGCATTATTTCCATCTGCAACTATGAGTTTGTCATTACCATCAAAGTTAAACCGTTCAAAGGTGTATACACCTGCACTTGTTCTACCTGTATCTCTCTCTGTCCAAGACCCACTTCCTGCTGTGGCTGTATGTATCTTTTCTCCCCTTGCTGCAACTATTGTACCATTAAATATACAAGAAAGCAAGACTTCTTCTGTTGATGCACTTGTTTGTGGTACTACATTTGTATTATATTTAACAAAACCATTTATGCGTCTGTAGCCACCATTAATATCAGGTTCAAAGTTTACAAGCTCAAGTGCTTCTCCCGGTTGCATAGCAAATGTAGACTTGTTTAAAACTAACCCACCCATTAATGGAAATGTACTAGGTGCTGTCTGCGATAAATCGGGCATTATCTAACTGTTGCTGTTGCAAAATAATTTGATGTTACAGTCGGGTGTGACAAAACTGTAGACCTAACATACTCATATTTATTTACTAATAAGCTCTGCATATTTTTTAATCCTTGTTCAAAACGTGCAAAGTTTAATTGATACTGGGATGTTTCTCCTCTATACTGATAAGTAAATGCAGTAGCCCCATCTACTATTACTGGAGAAAATCTATCAGGTATACTGGACGTATCTCCGTGTGCGGATAAATCAGATGCAAAAGTAAAATAATCATACTTTAAAGCATATGTTTTATTAGGAAAAGGATATAATAAATAATTATTATCTAATGTTCTTACCACATGAGTTGGTACACCACCTCCATCAAACTGTGCAACTTGAGTTGAATTAGCATGAGTAGTTGCTGTAGTGCCGTTAGCACCTCGTGTGCATCCTGTTAGGGTATTAGTGCTGATACCTGTATATGATATCTCTTCATTTTCTATTACTACAGTTCCTGCAGAGTCAAACCCTGTAGAACTTGTAAGGTCTATTTCTGTTTCACTAGCATCCAATTCCTCGGCTAATGTTGTTGTTACTATTTCATCTTCTTGGTCAATAAATTTATCTACATATTCATTATATTGTAGTATGCTTAAAGAGTTACCTGCTGTTGCTAGGTCTTGGTCTTTTACTATTCTAAATGTATTATAATCTACTGTCTTTGCGTCTGTGGGTATAGAATATCTAACAGAACCTGATACAAGTGTTTCTGTTTTAGTTGAGTGATTAAACGGATAATTAAACTCTTTTTGATTAATATAACGTATAGATTCGTTAACAGCATTTTTAGCTTGGGTTTGTATACCTCGTGCGGCAGTAAAATTAGTAGAAGTCAGTTGTACTTCATTTAATCTTGCTAACACACTATTTGTCAATGCTAAAAATGTTGCCATTATAAATTCCTAAAATAAAGTGGGGCAAGTTGCCCTGCCCCACCTAGACTATTTAAGCAAGTGTATCCCTGTCCACTTCATCAGCAGTCATTGAACCAGTGTCACTGATATCCATTAACACAGCATACAATCTGATTTTACCACCAGTTGTTGTACCTGTTTGTGTTTGAATTTCAATGTCAAGTGTGTCCGATGTTCCACCGACTACAACAGGAGCATAGTTGTCATCGGCAGGACTTGAAAATGCACCAACAGATGCAGCATCAAAATCAAAACCATCAACAAAGTTATCAAGGTTACCACCTGTAATACCTAAATCCAAAGTACAGTCGGTTGAAGTACCTGCGTGAGCCGCAGTAACCTCAAACCCTGCATGTAGGATAGCAGTTTTAGCAGGAACGGTTAAACCGGGAACAACATCACCTGCGGCAAGAGCAGTACCTTTATCGGTTACAGCAGTTGCGAAATTAATCTCATGCTGTACCATGTAAGGTTGCCGACCTCTTGCCATGTTACCTCTAGCCACAGAGGTTGTATTATCACCTAATGCCATAATTCAATCTCCCTTATACTAGATTATACCGAGCGTTAACGAGAGCTTCAGGTCTCAATATTTTTCTACCGTAAAGGTGCATCCCTCTAACGATATCAGCAAATGAGTCTGGGTCTCGGTAAGTTTCAGTTTTGTTGATTTGTTCAGCAGTAGCGACAGCAGAGTCGTGTCCTGCAACAATTATTCCAAAGTTGGAAGCGTTAGTACCACCAGTAGTAGCAGGTCCTGTTCCGATGGACGGTAGGTTGTTAGAAGAAAATACACGGAAACCATGTAGATTGCCTATAACTTCGCCACTCCTAATTCCACCAGATTGTCCAAAGTCCTGATTGAATAGACGAGAATCCTCATCCTTCAACACTTCCATGAACACTGGGTCTACAACTAACCATCGACCCTGTGAATCAACATTTTGTTGGTCAAGTAGTCTAGCCATTCTAGCAATGACTGTTAATGGAAAAGTTGTACCTGCAGCAGGTGTTAAATCGGTTGCACCCGGTCCTCTAGGCTGAAGCCCAATAGAACTGCTTGCTGAACCTGCTGTACCTGAACCATCGGTAAAGTCAGAAGCATCTAGCTTCATAGTAGCTAGAAGTTCGTCAGAACCTGCAGTTGATACAGATTTAGCACCATTGACTGTGGTGTTTGCAGTGTCGGCTGCACCGTGTAGTGCAGACTGCTTAAACCCACATAAATAACCAAGAACGTCTTGGTCATACTGGTCGGATAGTCGATAGGCTGCTCTATCACTCGCTAACGATTGAAAGTTAACGTGCGAATGAGCTTCCTCAATATCATCAACCTTAAACGCAAAGTAGTTAGCTTTGTCGATTGTAAGGCTAAAGTCCTCATCGTCAAGGTCCTGAGGTGTAATAGTTGTACCTCTAGCATAAGCCTTGACTGTTATTTCCGGCTCCTTAATGATTTTCACACTATCGCCCATGTTAGCAATCTCCCCGAAATAATCGGAGTTTGTAACTTGTTCCACAACAGATGACTTACGAAAAGCAAGTTGTACCTGTTTGGAGTAAATGATAGGTGAAAAATTACCATTAGGGAGGTTGCCGTGACCGGCAGCAGACGTGAATGCCATGATTACCTCCTTAAGCATTTAACAGATGTAAACTCACCAGACTAGTAAGGGGCTGATTTGCAGAGGTGCATTAACATTTAAGTTGCGCTACTTACACATTAATGGGCTACGCTTGTCAGGTAATCCGCAAGACTGACTGTTTAATAGTGTGACATATTTCACACGAATGTGTATAGTTATACTTAAAAATAACTACTTGTCAACACTTTTTTTCTTTGGTACTTCAATAAAATTCATATTCATACTGAAAGACCTACGTTCACCTTTTGTGTAAAAAGGATAAACGCAATGGAAAAGTTGTGATGGAAATACATAAAAGTCACCGACCTTTGGTTTAATAACAAAGTTACTAGACGTATATCCTGCAGATGTTCCATACGCAAATTGTATATGTCCGTTTGCAGGATGGTGGTCTTTATAGTCTTCTTCCCACTCCTCTTCTATTCCTTCTGGTAGTTTTAAATATCCAACACATGACATTCGACAGCCTGTGTGAATATGTAAAGGGTTGTACTCATTTTCAAACTGACGTACAAACCAACCAGATACTATTTGTAATCCATAGTCAAAGTTTTCTGTGTCTGGCTTTTTAGCTCCCATAGAATTACGAAAGTCTGTATAAGCTTGATAATTACCTATAAACTGTCCTAATCCTTTTTGAGCTATAGCTATAATATCGTCATCAAAAGCTAACTCTTCAGATACTTTTCCTACTAGATTGCCTGACCAATCTTTTAATTTATCAGACATTTTACTATTTAATTTTTCAACTAACTCATAAGGCATTTTAAAATACCCCATAGTAGGTCCAAATGGAGCAAACAACTCCATCTCTTTTTGTGGTGTATAGATTATACTCATCTCGCTGACCCCGATACATCGTAAATAAATTTACCAGACCGTATAGCTTCCATAATCTCATCTGACTTTTTCTCGTATTCTTTTGCAGACATCTTTTGTACGTCAGATTCTTTTAAGTAAGAAGCTGTTGCGTCTTCTTGAGGTTTGCTACGAGCATTTTTAACCGCCACAGATTTTGCTGCATCTTTGTCCTTAGACTTAGGTGCAGACATTTTCATGTCAGCTTTGTATAAATCTATGGCTCTAGCTGCAGACCTTGCATCTGTTTCATTATCGTAGAGTGCATCCTGTACCCACTTAGGCTGTTCGTTTGCCCACTCGTGAAACGAATCACTCTCTCGTATATCACTAAAGTCTGGATGTAACTTTAATAGTTCAACTTCAGCTTTCTCTTTTGATGCAGACACATGCATTTCATCAATGGCTTTTATACGCTCTTCAAGAGCCACTGACTGCTCTTGTGCCTTTTTAGTAGCAATAGTTTCTACTATACCTGCCACATCAGGATACTCTTTAGTCCACGCTTCTATCTCTTCTTCAGATTTAGGTAGCTTCATTTCCTTACGTGCAGCTTCGGTTAACTGCCTTTCAAGGTCAGTAATCTTAGCTTTTAATTCATCGGCTTGTTTTTGCTGATGTCTTCGTAAGTCAGAGTATCTTTTTTTAAATGTTTTCTCTTCGGCAGAGGTAGGCTCTTGCTCTTCTTCTGCTTTAGATTCTTCCTCGACAGACTCTCCCTGTTGAGCTTTAAGTAGCTCTTCTAGTTCCTGTTCATCAAGTTTTCGCTTTTCATCGTTGTTATATTTCCTACTAACGAATGCTGCTTTTTTTTGTGCTTTTGGCTCTTCAGCCATGACTGTCTCGTTCATTGAGTTCTCCTTCTAGGGTCATCGTAGCCAGTTGGGGGATGAGTAGCTAGTGACTGACAGATTAGCGCATACCAAGTCCGCGCCTTTGTGGTGCAGGTTCAGCAGGTCTACGTAAGTTTATTTGTCCTGCTATTTCAGGACCTAGTATCTTACCTAAGACTCTACCTTGCTCTGTACCCATTAAAGAACGTATTACATCCTTCTCCTCTTCAGGTAAAGCTAAATAGCGTTCTCTAAGTTGATTGAAAAATTCTTCCATGTTTTATTATCCTTTTAAATAATCCTATAGGATAGACACCTGAAGATATAACTATTATACCATACAATCCTTTTAGTGTCAACTTCTTTTTTATAATTAAATCATGCACCGATTTTACCACAGATGCTTGCCACTTTGACTTAGCCACTAAGCCATCAGCAACATATTTGCCCCATACATCGTAACCATCTTGCCATATCTGCGATTGCTTTCTATGCCAACGTCTAAGTTCTTTTACCTCTGATATAGTCATAGTTCTTTGTTTGTATGATGCTGTGCAACAATGTGTGCCATCTGCGCTACCAGAAGGTCCTACAGTTTCCTGTGAAAAAGCCTGTCCTGTTGTATTTTCTTCTTCATTTGCAATAGACTCTGCTATTCTATTATTTTCTCTTGCTACAAATGCATCCATCTGTGCTGCTCTATTAAGTGCATCAGCTTCTTTTCTTTCTCTGACTTCTCTTTCAGAGTTGCTTTCACCAGACATTATAGCAGCATCTCTACTTG